ACTCCGGTTTCGGCAAATATTCTAGCTATTAATTCTGATCTCATTTGCGTTTGTGTCATTAACGCATTTACACCTGTTGCTGTTTTTGCATTTAAAGTATTAGGGTCTAATCCTTGTACTTGTTTTGAAATACCTGTTCTAACTTCTCTAACCGAATCTAAATAAGATAATAATGGAAAAGCCTGTTGTGATATGGGTTGTGCTTGAAGCGGTTGCATAACTTGGCTTGGCGGTTGTTTTGTTCTAACTACACCACCTGGTCTTGTTGTTAATAAATCGTCCATATTGACCATTCCGTCCATTATGGCAACTCTATTATTATTTGTTAAATACATATTATCTAACAATTGTCTCATCACAGTTGATTTCATTAATTGTATATCTTCAACTAATTCGGAAATACTTCTTCCATAAAATCTGTGTGGCATAGGAATTGGAGTAATTGTAACAAACGGAACATTATCGCATGGCATATTTTCTAAAATATGTTCACCGTTTTCTCCGGCACAGATTACTTTTCTTAATTCTGCAATTCCATCATTGTCATAATCGTATTTTAAATATGTTTCAAAAATTAAAATTTTTTGTGTAGATTTATCCGTAGGTGTATCTAAATTATAGCTTTCAATATTTCTTGTTCTTGCAACATCTTCGGAATTAAAATTATCGTCTTGTGTTTGTGGAAGATTCATAACCATATCTTCATCAAAACCCATTTCAATAAGTTGGCTTCTTGACATGAAAACTTTGTGTGCAACAAAATCAGCATCTTCAATTGTTTTAGCTTTTCTTTCAATTAAAAATTCTTCAGGCGGAACGCTTTCTATTTTTACTTGCCCTATTTGTCTTATCCTTTTTATTTTACAATTATATAAAATAGGATCTGGAAAATCAATTTCCGAAATATCTATCCCTTGCATTTCGGCTTGTTGTCTTGCTATTTCTTGTTGTTCTTTTACAACTTCGTCAACTATAACTTCTTCTTCAACAACTTCGATTTCATCTTTAGTATCATTCAAAGCTGTTTTTTCAGCCGGTGTTAAATTTTTATAAGTTTCATGTTCTATCTTTTCGCTATCGTCCCAATAAACTTTTAAAAAACCATTCTTTTCAATTAATGCGTCTTTAAAAAAATTATATAAAAGCGTAAAGCCATCGTTTTGTTTGTAGAATACATGGTTTAAATATGCGGTAGCTTGTTCGGAAACCGGAACATCTTCTGCCGTTACCGGATCGCAACGCACCACTTTATCGGAAGCAGTAAAAACTCTTAATAGGTTCGGCAAGATACTTTCAACAGTATCCGATACATCAGTTGACACAACTTGAGAACGACCATCTATTTCCGTTCCAAGTTTATCGCCTAAATAATATTCAATAGATTTTCTTCTTTGCGAAGAAAGTTCGCCACCTAGATAACCTAAAGAATTTCTTATTTGGCTACCTAGTATTCCTTTTAATTCTATATCTTGGATTTCTTTATCTTTTTTTGCCATATTAAATTATGTAACTTGTATTGACTTTAATTGGTTTTTTCCAGTCGCTTCTATCAATTGGTTCTGTTATTGCACCGTATCTGAAACTATCGCAAAAGTGTGATGCCCAGTTGTGGAGAGGTTTATTCCTAAAACAATTATTTTTTTCATCCCATCGTTTGCAATAGCTTTTTAACGCTTCTACAAGTTTTTTGCAATTACTTTTATGAAAATAACATTTGGGTAATAATCTCCTTACTTGCTCTATTCCATCTTCTACGGACAATTTCGGTGCGATTTCAAATTCCATCCCCATCTCTTTGGCAGTCTCCCATCTTGATTTATTCGTTCCTATTTCTCTAACCCTTATGTCATGAGGGGCTATATGTTTAGAATAAGTATAGGGTTTATCGTCAATAACATTAAAATAATGCTCTAACCCCTCACTAGAATTTTCGTAGCAATCAATTATTCTTACTTCGCCATTACTACGCCTTTGGGCGAATATAATAACGGTGCTATCATTCATCCCTAAATCCCACCAAGTTTCTACCGGTATATTTTCGTCTATTTCAAAGTTTAAAATTTTTTTATTTTTTTCTAATTCTTCAACAATACTACCAAAATAAGAACCACTAATTCCGGCTTGAAATGAGCATTCAAATTCTTGCTCATAACTTTCAGGCGACATGGCTATTTTTGCAGCGTCTAATTCGTCTTTTGGAATAATTTTAGTTTGACTAGCTTTAAAAACACAAGTGAACCAATCCTTTTGTTCTTTGGCTTTCTCATGTAATTCAAAAAACCAATTACGACCCATTGGCGTACCTATAAAAATAGCAAAACCCCTACGGTCTGATAAGCAAGGACGCAAAATGGTGTCGAATAAATCAGGGCTAATATTTTGCGTTTCGTCAACAATTATTCCGTCAAAATATTGTCCCCTAATTGCAGAACTATTTTCAGCTCCGATTATTTGAATACGGCTATTGTTGACGGAAAAATCTACCCTTAATTCTGATTCGTTAAATTTTGTATTAGGTATCGCAGCGGAAAATTGTTTTAGGTAGTCCCAAGCTGTACTTTTCCCTTGCAATCTATATGGCGAAATAAAGGCGTATCTAGGATATGGGTTTTTATTGGTTAGGGCAGCTTTGATTAAATGGTTAATAGCGAAAACTGTTTTCCCTCCTCTTCTATGAACTATTACAACATTGAATCGGCTCACATCACATTTTTTGTGCAAAAATTTTTGGATTTCTCTAGGGTAATAGGGAATGACAATTTGTTTCATTCTAAAACAAAACCCCCTTAATGAAGTGTAACATTTGGATAAGGATCTTTTTCTGGTTCGGTAAATTGTTCTTTTAAAAATTGTGAAAAGTTTTGAGCTTCGTTGTCATCTTCGAATCCTTGAAAGTGTGTAACTACTACCGGCTTATTGGTTTTAGTATCTTTCATAATAAAAATTATAGTTTTCAATATAAGATCTCCCATTTTGTTTGTATATACCACCCATCAATTTTTATCAAAGCCCAACCGCCAAAAAAGGGAAGCCGGTCAAATAAAACCCCCCAAATCATCACATAGAACCAAAAAACCTTTAATTATTACTAACGATAACTTATGGATTATCAATAGTAATACTTCCGATAACTAAAGATTACCGGAAATAGCTTTGTTAATTAGAATCATTCAAGAACAAAACAAGAACATTCACATATCATAAACATTTTTTGTTTGTGCAAGAAATGTCAAACCTTTAACAAATTCAACACTTTTAGAAGCAATCAACAAATAAAAACTATAAATATTTATTAATAAATAGGCATAATTATATCTATTTTGAAGCCCAACTAATGTTAATTGGTTCGTTTTGACTACCTTTAAGCGTTAAAACTTCCGCTTGTTTGCCATATTTCTTACTAGCTAACTTACTAGCGTTCCATTGTGAAGAAGCTACGATAATTTTATAAAGATTAACTAAATTTTGTCCGGCTTTGCCGTCAATATCTCCGTTTTCAATTTTCTTTTCTAGTTCTAGTCTTTTGTCTTTCAAGTTTGATAATTCTAAATCAATAGCAAGTTCTTTTGACTTTTGATAACGATTCATTAAATCATTACTTGTTACTAATTCTTTTCTGAAACTTGTCCAAGTGTAATTAATATCTTCTCTTTCAAAAATCTGTCTTATTGTTAATCCGTCAGCAACTAAATCCAGAATCTTATCGGCTAATTTTGTAGTGAGTTTTCTTTTTCTTCCAACCATAATATAAACCTTTCTATTGGGGCTTGGGGCGATAAGAAAGGAAAGAATCGCCCACAAGCAAAGTAGCTACTTAAAAAACTAGCTAAAAGGGTTTTGCTAGTGTTACATAATTAACACAGATTGTTGTAATATTACCAGTCAAAAATAGTCTTTTTCTTTCTAAATGTTCTAGTATCATTTGTAATAGGATTCTTCTTAATTACGCCTTTTTCTAGTAGCTTATCTATAAATAATTCTACGGAAAAAGAACCCCAGCATTCCCTTTCCCAAATCCACACCATTTTATTAACGGACAATAATCCGCTTTGAAATTCATTATTTAATTGAATTATAATTTCTAGCTTTTCTTCTTTAGTGTAATCGTTGAACTTTCTATGCTGTAATAGTTTTCCTTTATAAGTATAGGCAGAGGGGGTTATTATCGAATTATTGGACATTAAAGTTATCCCTTGAATCCCTTTAATTTCTTAAATCCTTTAATCCTTTTATTATTATATATATTAGTATTACTCTTCTTAATACTACCCAAATTTTGGGTAGTTGAGTACCCATTTTTTGGGTATGGCAAAACTACCTTATTAGGAATAGATAATTCGTATTTATTAGCGGAAGTCTTTCTAATTATGTTTAAATAGCCATTTTTAATAAGTTCTTGCTTACAATTTTGCAAAGTGTTTAAACTTATCCCCAATTTTAACAATAATGTCTTATTTCGCAAAGTTCGGTATTTTTCCGATAAGCTACGCAAATAGCAAAATAACAACTTCGAATCGTTGGACAAATCCGAATCCCATATAATTTGGTTCGGTATCATTGAAAACCCTTTATTCTTCATAAAACCCTTGCTAGACCTTATATACCCTATTTTTGGGTAATCAATATAAAATTTTTTTTGGTGTTCTTATTATGTTCTATTGTATTACTTGTATAAGTTTTGTATATTTAAGAATGATTCGTATAAATAATTACAAACAAAAGGAGGGATTTATGGATCAAGAAATGACTAAAGCAATAGAAACTTTTAAAAATAAAGTTTTTGAAGATTATGCAGGTTTTAATTCAAGAAGCATAACTTCAATAAGTAAAGATACTATTGAAAAAGTACCATCTTATCAAAATGAAGTTAATAAAAGAATAGACGCTAGACTTCAAGAATTTAAAGATGGCTTTAAAATGGTAGAAACTAAATACTATTATAAGTTTCTAAAAGCTAACGGAAGCGGTCAAAGTGTTCATTCTTTTATAGTTAAAGAAGATAAGGAAATTAGAAGAAAGCACTGGAAAAAGGGAGATTTATTAATGGCAGCCTCTTTTAGTCAACCTGCTTTAAATAAACCTAGAGGCAACATTCTAGGGGAATATAAAGTTCAATGGACAGGTCCGCTTTATTTGTCAGGTCCAAAAGGATTTACTTTATAAATATTAATCAAAGGGGGCGAAAGCCCCCAAGAAAGGAAATAAAAATATGAAAAATACAACTTTTAAAAATTGGCTTGATACTTTTATTAAAGAAAAAGATTTTCCAATGGAAGATATTTTTGAAATAAATAAAAAAGGATGTTTAAATATTATGTCTTATCAAACAATTTATGAGCATATTTTAATTACA